GACCAGATGACAGGACCAGACCAGATACCAGAACAGATCAATCAGGTGTTACATACATATAATACTATACACGCTGCCATACAGCCAGGCAAAAAGCTAAAACATCTGTCAGAATCCTGTACAGTCAGCTGTAACAGCCAGATAACAGCACCAGGAAACGGCAAACATCTGGACCCGAAACAGAAACAGGGGCGGGGGCTGGTCAAAAGAATCGACTTTCCCAATTTGGGGGATAACGAAAAAGGGGTATTGCAACCCATTACCTCTATATATCTAACAAAAATTATTCCGCGAGCCGATTACGGGGATTAATTGGCTCAAAAAAGGGTAAAATTTGAGCCGATTAGCTAAATTTTCAAAAAAAATTCCTTCGGAATGTGACGGTAGCCAATTATATTATAATAATAACATGCTATTGTCGCTTTTAGGTTCTATATTTACCGCGTAATCATACAAAGTATGATCCAAACGCACGATTATGAAGAGAAAAGGTGTAGGACCTAGAGCGCTTGGGTCCCCGTTTAAGCAAACAAACAAGCAATACCCTGATTTACCCCCTGCGTGGAAGTCTGAGGCCGCTAAAAGCGACTATAATAAGTATTCTGACGCACACTATGCAGACCAAGCAAGTGCTTTTGAGGATCGTATGGCCAATAAGGCTACAGGTGCTATAAAGGTAGACAACACTATTGAGACATCTGTAATAGGGGGCGCAGTGCTGAAAGGCATATCCGCAGGTGCTAAGCCTGCTTTTAACGTAATGAAGAGTAAGCCATCAGCCTGGAAAGGTGCGGCTGCAACAATTGGAGGCATGTTTGGTGACGACGCGGTCATCGGAGGTGCCCAATACGCTGCTGAGGAAATATCTAACAACAATAAGAAAAACAAAAAGTAAAATGAGAAAAGGAATCGGCCCAAACGGCCTTGGAGCTGCTAAGTCTCCTTTGAAGCAAACAAGAATTGGACGTAGGGGCCCAAAGGCTGAGGGAGCAGGAGCGCTTATAGGACAAGCAGGCTCAGGCAGACGCGGGCAAGGCTCAGCTGCAGCAGGTATAGGTAGTGCTGTTGGACAGATAACACAGCCGCGTACTGAAGTGCGACGCATTCCGCATGCAATGACTGAATTGCCGGCTAAAAAGCCCTCTGTGCCAACACCTGAAGGTGCTAATAACTTAAAGCCTGTGGCAAAGCCGGAGGCCAAGTCTAAAAAACAAACACGCAAAGAAAAGCGTGCCGACAAGCTAGAAGCTAAGGCTAATAAACTACGCGGTTAATAAGCATGTTTGAAATGCCAAACTCTCCGTTGAAGCAGAAGCTATCTGCACAAGCCCGTCGCGATAAAGCGGCGAGAGACCTGGCATATGCTAAAACTCCAGCACGTCGTGCAAAGAAAGCTGACTCTCAACGTAGACGTCGCAAAGCTGAAAAGAACGGACAAGATGTAGCTGGCAAGGATTACGACCACAAGGACGGCAGATTTAAGTCTGTTGCTGCAAACCGCGGTAACGACGGTAAAGGAACGAAAAAAGAAGGTGGTGCAAACTACCACGTAGCATAATATGGCCCGTATAAATACATATCAAAATGACAATACCATAACTGGAGGCGATAAGGTACTAGGTACCGACTCTAATGGTGCTGTTACTAAAAATTTCCGTCTAGGCAATATCGCTGACTGGATGAGTAACGAAGGTCATATTGGTATTGCCGGGCAGGTTAACTACGTGTTCCAAGCTGTGCAATCGACCACAGGTCGTGACCTAGGCTCGGTATCGTTTCAAAACTTCGGCGGGGACTTAACATCCTTCTCCAACGTTACCGAATTGGTATTTAGCAGATACAATGTTAAAGGTGGTGACACGACGCCTTTGATTGAAGAGATGGTCGGTAACAAGATCATCTTGGCTAGAATGGACCAAATGAATAACTTTGGTATATTCAACCTTACATCGTGGACAGCGCATCCGACAGAACCTGATTTCTTTGTCGCTGAATTATCGCATGTTACATCTAGTGGCGTGTTATCAGACGAGAAGGGTATCGGTTTTGCACTATATAGTGTAGTCGGTGGCGATTTAAATTATACTCATATCCAATCCACTTCAGACGTTGAATGGCACATTGTACATAATCTAGGTAAAAACCCTTCGGTTACTATCGTGGATTCTGCAGGCACAATGGTTGCAGGCGACGTAGATTACGTAAATGTGAACGAATTGTTCGTTCGATTCAAATACCCTTTTAAGGGAAAAGCTTTTCTTAATTAATAAAAACAAAAAACTAAAATGGCTCTAAAATATTTAGTTGATTTAGATTTGGGCGGAAATGAAGTACAGAATTTCTCGCTCCAAAACTTAGCAACCAACCCCGAAACTGCCGGGTCGGGACACATCTACTATAACACAGCTGCAAGGTCTGTGTTTGTACACAATGGAACAGGGTTTGTCCGTGTAGGATTAACCGCTGATGGAACAACAATTACTGAAAGTGAAGGCGTAGTCAGCGTTGGTACTATTGCAATTAGCAATGTATCAGGGTTGCAGACAGCGTTGAACAGTAAGGTTGACGACTCTCAGGTATTGACTAATGTGCCTGCTAACGCTGTATTTACTGATACTACTTACAGTGTTGGTGATGGCGGACTTACTCAGATTAACTTTACTCAGGAACTGCTTGACCACTTAAATAGTGTTGAGCCAGGTGCAACTGCGACTTACGCTCCCGCTATTCGTGATAACAATGGCACACCTGCTCTTGTAACAGGTATTACCGCTGCTGAGGTTCGTACAGTAATTGGCGCAGGTACTTCTAACTTCAACGGTGCTTACTCTTCATTGACAGGCATCCCAAGTACTTTTGCTCCTTCTGCTCACACTCACGACATCTCGGAGGTTGACCAACTTCCTGAGATTCTTGACTTAAAAGCAAACTTAGAAGACCTTGCAGGACTTGCTTCTACTTCTTATGTAGACACTGCTGTTGCAGGTGTTGTATCTTCTGCCCCTGCTGCATTGGATACATTGAATGAACTTGCTGCTGCGTTGAATGATGACCCTAACTTTGCTACCACAATCACTACTGCATTAGGTAACAAGTTGAACACATCTGCATACACCGCTGCTGATGTATTGGCTAAAATCAAAACCGTTGACGGTGCTGGTTCAGGTCTTGATGCAGACTTATTGGACGGTCAGTCTTCGGCTTACTACCGCAACTACAACAACCTGACTAACAAGCCAACTATTCCTGTATTTGCACAGGTAGTGGTTACAGGTGCGGGTGCAAACACTCCAATTGATTTGACTGCTTCGGGAATCAACAGTTTCGCTAATATTCAAATTTATGACACTAACACAGGTGGAGTTGTTCTTACCGACATCACTCAAGATGGTAGTGGCGTAGCATTTGCCTTCTTGGAGAATGACGTAGACTATATGTGTGCTGCCGTTGGTGCTGCATAATTTGTAAATTCTTAACAGAGGGGGGAGGGGGTTCCTCCCTCTTTTTTAATCAAAAAGTATTTTATGGCTATTAAAATTCTCAATGGGGTTGATGTAGAAGGCTCAATGAATATCGCTGCATCTGATATTCCAAACCTAGATGCTTCAAAAATCACAAGCGGTACAATCAACGCTTCACGAATGCCTAACCTTGATGCAGGTAAAGTAAATAGCGGTTCGTTTAGCGCTTCTCGTATTCCGAATCTTAGTGCAAGTAAAATAACTTCAGGGACTCTTAACGCTGCAAGAATCCCTAACTTATCATCATCATACGGTACTGCTGCCGATACAGCAAAAGGTGTACAGGCTTTTGAATGGGGCAATCACGCTGAAGCAGGATACCTCACAAGCCTACCATCCCACACACACTCGTACCTACCATTAAGCGGAGGTACATTAACAGGTGCTTTGACCATTAACGCTTATATTAAAGGTAATGGCCAGCAACTTGTACTTAACGCAGGTGAGTCGCACTCTTATGCCACAGGACAAACTAACGAATACATCTACTTAAATGCAGAACAAGGTCTTGAGATTAATTCTCATACAGGGAATTGGTCAGGCGGATGGTCTACAAGAAAAACTGCATATCTAAGAGGTGACCAACTTACATTGGATGGTGAGGCAATTACCAAAACCAATATTCAAAACTTTAAGACTGCATATGGGTGGGGTAATCACGGTTCTGCAGGATATGCTACACAATCTTGGGTTAACTCCCAAGGTTTCCTAACATCTGAGACTGATAGCCAAACACTTTCTTGGAATGGGACTAATGGAGTTTTAACTATTAGCGGAGGTAACTCAGTAGACCTTGATGGTCGCTACCTTACTTCTATACCATCCTCATACACAACTGACACCGAACTCGGTACAGTAGAGTCTTCTATACATCAAAGAATTGATGATGAGGTCATACCTCTCATTGCTGCTAAACAGGATGCAGGTAACTATTTAACAAGCATTCCTTCTGCATTATCAGTAACATCTATTGCAGTAGGTAGTGGCGCAACATTAACTGAGTCTACTGACCGTTCAGACTTGTTGATGATTAAGAGTTCTACTTCAACTTGGGGTGGTCTACAAATCTCTAATACATCTAACGAAATCATCTTCTCTTTAATGGGGGATGGTAACACTCTTGGTCTTTACGATGACCTGAACAATGATTGGGTACTTCAGCGTGATGAGAATGGTGCGACAAGATTGTACCATAATTCAGGTTCAAAATTATCTACAACATCTACAGGTATAAGCGTTACAGGAGAAATTACTACAACAGGTGGTAATTCTACTAATTGGAATACAGCATACGGCTGGGGAAATCACGCTGATGCAGGTTATGTAAGACCCGAAGAGTTCACACCTGATAACTATCCTGATTTTATTGGACCACAAGGGCCAGCGGGTAGTAACGGAAGTCAAGGCCCTCAAGGTCCCGCAGGTCCCGCGGGGGCTAAAGGAGACACGGGAGATGTCGGTCCGCAGGGCCCCGCTGGCAGCAACGGGAGCAACGGAAGTGATGGCGCTGGCTTTGTTGAAGCAAGAATGGAAGGGTACGACCTTGTTCTTATTAACGATCAATATGGCGAAACCAACTTAGGTAACATACGAGGTGCTACCGGCGCAACGGGGGCTGCAGGTTCTACCGGGGCAACCGGAGCCGTGGGTCCACAAGGGCCACAAGGGCCGCAAGGGCCAAAAGGTGACACTGGAGATACGGGTCCACAGGGTCCCGCAGGGCCAGCAGGAAGTGCTGGTGCACAAGGTCCACAAGGGCCAGTTGGAGATACAGGGCCGCAAGGTCCAGCGGGTAATACTGGGGCTACTGGTCCACAAGGACCGGCGGGAAGTACAGGGTCTACTGGTCCGCAGGGGCCTCAGGGTCCAGCCGGAACGAATGGTAGTATGTATGGACCTGACAAATACCACTTCCAAACAGGCGTGGTTTACGAGTCAAATAGACAGCCTATTATTTTAGCAGCTCAAGAAATCAACGGCTCTACATCTACTTCTCCTTCAGGCGAATCAAATATTATATTTAACCAGGCTGGTACATACCTCATATCTTGGAACATTAACTGGCAAAGCTATTATGCTAACCGCTCAACATTTGGTGCTTCAGCAAAGCTAAACGGGGGTACAATCCAGGGTGGTACAAATATTCAGTATTTCCGTTACCATACATATGGGCATAAATCAACAACTGGATCTACTTTTGCGGTAACTGTAAATGCTGGTGATACCATGTTTTTTGAAACCTTCTTGCACGCAGGTGCTATTAACCACGGTGTAACCTCAACAAACGGTGATGGTGGAGCTGTGACAGTAATGAGAATTGTATAATGACAACAGTAAAGTACTTTATAGAAAACGTTGAAGACGGCACAGTATTGCTAGACAACGGAAATTGGGCGCCTTTTATAGAAAGCAACCTTAATGAAGAGTTTGATTCAGCTGCCGATGCTGTGACACACATTGACCAGCTTCAAGAAGGTATATACAGAATATTCACTAGATACTACAGAACAAATGGCTAATCCTTTAAAAAAGCTTTTTGGCGCATCTGCGATTCCTTTGTTAGACAAAGCAGTTGAAGTGGCCGACAAGTTTATTGACACACCGGAAGAGAAAAAAGAGTTTATTAAAGAAGCATATGCAAGTGAAGTACAAGATCGTAAAGAAGCTCGTGAGCTTGGGCAAAACAAGTCTACGCCTGATGTACTTACTTATATTACACTTGTTATTGCTATTGGGCTTGGTCTGGCTATTTTCACAGACATTATTGATTGGTCCACGCTTACTGAGGTGCAAAAGGGATTGATTACAACCTTTAGCGGTTTCTTTCTTAGAACACTCGGTGACGTATACGGATACTGGTTTGGTTCGTCCATGGGTTCAGAAGGAAAAACTAAGGACTTAACCAAGCTGATGCGCAAGTAAATGCGTTAAAAACCACCCGTTTTAGGTAATATATATAACATAACCTAAAACATTTATACCAAATGACGTTTTATTACCGATCAACCACCTTTGGTGAAAGCCAAAAACCAAGCAATGAACAACTCGCATGGTGGAAGCGAGCGGCAGAAAAGAAAAACTGGCGCATTGTTCGATTACCCAATGGTTACTTTCAAACCGAACTAAACCTAGGTGAAGACCAATGGCATGATGTCACTCGCCGGGAAACTATGGAAGGTGCTGAAAGCGCAATTGATTCTTCAGTTGAATATTTTACGAAGAAGCTAGAATACGCGACAGGACCGAAAGTAGTTAAGACATTTGAATAAAACCACAACAATTTAATTTAATATAATGGAATTTAATAACCCGAGCGATATTGTCAAGGATTTAAGCTTTGGCAATGAAGCAAGAACTAAAATTATGTCCGGCGTCGAAAAGTTAGCGAACGCAGTGAAGTCCACTATGGGTGCTTCAGGTAAATGCGTAATCTACGAAGACGCTCTGGGCCGGCCGGTCATTACAAAAGATGGTGTAACCGTAGCGGAAAGCGTAGTCTTAATGGACCCGGTCGAAAATATCGGTGCAACTCTAGTTAAAGAGGCTGCCCGGAATACAGTGCGTGAAGCGGGTGACGGTACAACTACTGCTACCGTCCTCGCGCACGCTTTATTAAAAGAACTAAACGACATTGTAGATGAATCCACGATTAGAGAAATTAAAAAAGGCGTTGAAGATTGTGCTAAAGAGATTGTACATTATCTTGATGCTACCAGTGTGGCGGTTGAGGGTGACATGCTACAGCAAGTTGCTTACATTAGCTGTAACAACGATAAAGAGCTTGGAGAAAAAATTGGCCAAGCTTTCGAAAGAGTTGGAAAAGACGGAGTCGTTTTAATGGAGGAATCCGAGACGAATGAAACGTATGTGGAATTTGTTGAGGGTACCCAGTTTGACTCTGGTCTTAAATCACCGCACCTCCTAACCGATAAAGACAAAGGATTAGCTGTTTTAGACAATCCTTACGTGCTTATTGTCTCTTCCCCTATTCCTAATATTCGGAAGATACAAAGTGTCCTAGAACACGTTATAAAGAACAAAAGAAGCCTGCTTATCATCGCAGACGTTGAGCAACAACCTTACCAAACGCTTTTAGCGAATAAAGTAAAAGGGAATATCAAGGTAAACATCGTAGATTTACCAGGGTTTGGGCCGACGAAAACAGAGACTATCGAAGACCTCGCAATACTTACCGGAGCGAAGGTGATTAACGAAGAGCTTGGCGATGATTTAGATTTAATTAGTCCGGATGTTTTGGGTGAAGCAGTTAAGTCTGTGACGAACCAGAAGAACACGGTTATGCAGGTTGAAGCCGACCGCGATCTCCTCACGGAGCGTATCGAAAGTGTGCGTGAAAGGATCTCTACGGAAACCAATCCATACGTCAAGGGCAAGCTAGAACAGCGCCTATCGATGTTAACCGGTAAGGTTGGTTTGATTTACGTTGGGGCTGATTCGCAGGTCGAGCTAAAAGAAAAGAAAGACCGTGTTGAAGATGCAATCTACGCAACGCAAGCAGCACTTAAAGAGGGTATTGTACCTGGCGGTGGTGTTGCGCTGCTTCACGCATCAAACAAAACAAAAAGCAAGAACGCTGGATACACGGCTTTGCTTAAAGCAATCCGCGAACCGTTCGCAACTATTATGCGCAATGCTAATATTGTGCTTACAGAACCAGTCGCTAAAAAGAACTGGGGGATCGACGCGGTAACAGGCAAAAAGGTTAATATGATCAAAAACGGTATTATTGACCCAGTGCTTGTAACAAAGACAGCATTAAAGAATGCAGTGAGTGTAGCGACAACAATTATTTCTGCGGACGCCGTAGTTTCAAATCAGAGAGTATATGAAAGCAGTAAATAATTATATCGTAATAAAGAAGCTTAAAGAACCGGTGAAAAAAGTAGCCGGCTTAGAGCTGACCGAAAAACAAGACAGTGACGTTAGATACCTAAAAGCTGAGGTAATCAGCTGTGGGCCGCTAGTAATCGGGGTTGAGGTCGGAGATACAATCCGATACGATAAACACGCAGGACACGGTATCGAATGGAATGATGAACTCTACCACGTAATCACTGTTGGTGACGTTGTAATCGTAGAATGAGGTTAACTCCTTCAGATCTACGTGAAATGAATTTGTTTAAGTATTACAGGCTCGTTAGGAAATGGGCCTGTAAAACTTACGATATATTAGACGCAGACCTCGAGCTACTGATATATCTTGATTGCAAAAAACATTTTACACGTAATGATTTTATAGAAGGCACATACACCTACTCATGGGATAAAGATCGGTGGGAGCGCCTGCGAAGAGATGGCTGGATTGACGTCTGGCGTCATCGCAATAGGACTACAATCAAATATAGTATATTCAAGACTTCTTTAAAAGCCCAGCGTTTAATTACGCGCATGTACAAGATCATGCTTGGCGAAGAAGATATCCCGATTGGAAGCACAAGCGCTTTCTACAAAAACAAAAGTTATACTGATAAAGTCTATAACAAAGCTATAGACGATATGATTAAAGACAAAGAGCGATGAAAAAATGTATGCCAATCACTCAGCGCGCTAAAGCTGATGCATCGAAAGCACCTGTTAATCAAGAGGTGACTATTGATGCGCAAGGCAAGAAGCCTGTAGACTTCAGTGCGCCTGCAAAGATAAAGTGCTAATGTTTAGGCTTAAAGACAAAACAACTTTGTTCGGTATCGATAAAGAGACCTCAACACATGATACGCCTGTATTCGAAAAAGATTTAGATCCAGGTATTATGGCTGAGGCTAATCGAGACGGAACTATTTTTGTTAATAAAGGTTTATCGCCACTACAAAAGAAAGACGCTGTTGAACACGAAAAAGTACACCTTGAGCAAATGCAGCAAGGTCGCTTACAGTACAACGACGGCGAAGTTATTTGGAAAAAAGACACTAAGTCTCCATCACGTGTTTACTCTCGTTTGACAATGCAAGAAGGCGCACACAATTTAGAGTGGGAAGATGAGGCGTATAAAAAAAGTTGATATGGCATTTAAAATGAATAAAGAAAAATGGGGGTTACATCAGCGTGCAGAAGGTGCTACCCGACAAGGAAATTCCGCCGCTACCCCCATCACTCAAAAAGCAAAGGGCTCTCCGCTAAAACTTAACGAAGCACTCGTAATGGGAGAAAGTATTGCTGCTAAACAGTTTCACGATCTAGGAGCGGGTCACAATCCCGTACAAGCAAAAAAGCAAAACGACCCTGAACCGCCGGATGAGGATGAAACTACACCGGAAAGCGACCCAACTAAGAAAGCTGGAGCTGAAAATTTGAACGATGATAATGTCGATAAATTGGACACAGAAGTAGAAGCATAAGCATTATGAATAAACCTATTACAAACAGAGTAAAGAGCGCGCCTAACAGCCCGGCTAAGCAGGCTACCAAGGCTGCGGGTAACATAGCAATCGTAAATGACCAAAGCACCGACGGTACACCTGATCAACAGGTAGACGAAACTGTCAGAACAAAAAGAAATCTATATAGCTCAGACCAAGCGGCATGGGACGCTAATAATGACAATGTTCAGTCAAAATATAAAGATTACAACGAGTTTCACGCCGCCGCTGAGGCGTGGCGCGGAAATAATCCTGGTTACCAATACAAAGAAGAAACGGTTACAAAAACTATCCCTGGGACACCAGGCGAAACAAAGCGTACTGAGTACACTCCACAATACACAAGAACACAAACGCAAACAACTCCGTGGGAAAACCGCTGGGCAGACCGTATTGCTGATCAGCAAGTTCGCGAAGGTCGCCAGGATGCTCGTCGTGAACTACGCAAGATTGGGGTTGAGGAGTTTAAAACATTGCGTCGTGAGGGCGCTGGCCTACGCGATGCTTTTAAAGGAATGCGTGATGTTCAAACCGGTCGCGGTAATTTATCAGACTACGAAAGAGACCTGTACGAAACTAAGCGCGGCTTGAAAGGGGTAGAGGAAGCACAAGCGGCTGAAAACGCATACAGACGATTAGCCACGCGCGGAGAAAATGTTGAAACAGTAGAAGACTTTACTTTAGATAAAGCAGGCACTACAACTGGCGGCACTCAATTAGAAAATTACGAAAAAAATCTAGGCGGAAAGTCTGAATTTAAAGCAGGCGATGCAGCTGAACCTCAAAACTGGCATTCAGGTATTGATGCCCGTAAGAAAAGTAGAGAAACAGCAAATTTTGCAGCTGATGCAATGGCAGCTAGCCAGGGAGCTGGTGCAATGGGCGGCGCTAGCGCAGATGCTCCTGCTAACGATAAGAAAAAAGGTGGAAAAGGAAGTGATTTAACTCCAATCCCGCCTAAAGCTGATACGCCTAAAACTACAAAACCTGAAACAACGGAAGCTGCCGAGACGCCAAAGGAAAGAAAAACTTGGCGCGATCGTTTGCAGACCACTGTTGACAACGCGAAACAAGCACGCGAGGGTCGACAAATGAACAGAGAAAACGCTGAACGCGCTGTTCTTGACGGTAACGAAGCTGCTATTACACCTGGCGCTGAAAGACGTGTAGAAAAGCGCGGCAGAAAAGCTTTGAAGGAATTTGAAAAAGACAATAAGAAAATAGAGAAAAGCGCGCGCAAGCTTGAAAAGAACAAGGATTACAATAACGCTATATCTGAAATTGACGCTCTTAATCAAGCTGAGGAAGATGCTACTTTGCAAAATGATCCATTGTTCCAAGGTCAAGATATGACTGGCAAGCAAATGGAACGCAAGGTTAAAAAGGATCGCAAGCAGCGTGGAAAATACGAAAGAAAAACAGCTCGCCAACAAAAGCGAGGTAAACTGCCCGAGGGTGAATCTTTAGTATCTCCACGTGACCAAGCAAACCGCGCAGCCTACGAAGAGGCTCGTGACGCTGCAACGCCTGCTAAAATGACGTTTGGCCGTAACGTGGGTATGCAGTCTAAGTCGGCGTTGAAGAAAGGATACTTTAAAAACAAATAATATGGCTTACTTACAACACAACTCGCCTTTTAAAAAGTGCGGATGTCAAGCATGCTCATCACCAGCTAAGGCTAAAGGTGATGCACCGTCTCGCAAGAAGTCAGAAGGGAACTACAACGAAGTCAAAGAAGGCGGCGGCACCGGAGCGGCTGCTGGAGGTGGTATGTCTAAAAAAGGTGTAGAAAAATACAAAAAAGATAATCCAGGAAGCAATCTTAAGACTGCGGTAACAACACCACCGTCTAAGCTTGATCCTGATAGTAAAGCAGCTAAGCGTCGCAAATCATTTTGTGCGCGCTCAAAGAGCTGGACAAGCGAGCGCGGTCGTGCGGCTCGTCGTAGATGGAATTGCTAATAAAAATAAGAAATGGGAAAATTTATTGACCAACCAGAATTTGCAACGGAGATTGTGCCTTTCACAGCAACGGCCTCTTCAACTCCGTGGACTGATAAAGAAACTTACCCGCCAATGAACGGCGCTATCTTATGGTGCGGTGGTGATGGTGACATTTCTGTTGTACTTAACAGAGATAAGCAAGTAGTTACTTTTGAAGGTGTAAAAGGAGGAACATTCCTTCCAGTAGTAATTGACTACGTTGTAGCTGCAGGAACAACTGCGACTGGTCTAGTAGCCGTAAAGTAACATGATCAACTTAGGGGAAGCTACATATAAGAATAAGATATTCGGTAATCCTCAGCCCTGTGCAATTTGTTTTGACGGGGTTAATGATCTTGTTGATTATAGCTATGTAGGGTTAACAGACTGGGTAGGTTGGGGCCAAGATGCGGATTTCAGCTATTCAATGTGGGTTAAGCAAAGTGCATTGACCGCGCAAAATAGTGCGTTGTGGTTTGAATCTGCAGCGCCTAGATTGATGGTGGGTACTAGCATACGTATTGTATATAATGCTAGTTTAAACCGTATATTGATAATGATCGAGGATCCTAACAATGGATACTACGCTCGCCGCCATTTCGCACTGCATGATAATCCAAGCACAGGTATTACATACCCGCAAGGGTGGATCGCTGGAACGGGCGGCGCTGATAATTACGGATACGTACACTTAGGCGTTACATTTGATTTTGGCGGTGCAACAGCCGCAGATCAAATTAAGTTCTTTTGGAACGGTGTTGAACTAACCAGTGTTCAAGGCGCAGACGTTGCTGACAACTTTGGTGGGCTTAGCCGTAATGTTGAATACCTTGTTATAGGCGATTCCGGGCACACCGGCACGGTACCTCAGCAGCCGCTATATGGTTGTATGGACGAAATTTACGCTTACGCCGCGCCTTTGACACAAACGGACTTTACTGCTATACACGCAGCGGGTCGTTTAGGAGGCAACCCTATAGGTGGTTGGGCTACAGCCTGGAAATTCCAAAGCGGAGATATTAACGACGTTAACAATTTATGGACAGCCACTGCAACAGGTGCTGCTGTGAATTGTACGCAAACACCTCAGCCATAATGTACTACGTAGTAACAGCGGCTCATTACGACGAGCACAAAGATCAAATTACGCAGCCGGCTAAGTTTTCATTAGATGGCGCAAAATGTATTATTGAGCTTAACGGTGAATACATCTGTAAAGAATATATAGAGATTTTTGGACATAAATCTGCGATTAACGCATGGTTGTGGGATCCAGAAACAAACGAACGCGCAAATTGGTTCGAAGACGAATTAGAAGCGTAACAAATTAAGTAATATTAAATTAAGTATAATCAATTAAATTTAAATCAAATGGCAAAAGCAAAAAAAGTAACGAAAGAACACCTAGAGCAACTTCAAGGTTTTGTTACAACATCTAACCGTGTAGCGTTAAGCATCGGCAGTATTGAAGCACAAAAGCACGAGCTTCTACACCAGTTCGCGGAAGTAAAGAAAGCAATGGACGACTTCCAAAAAGAACTAGAAGCTGAATACGGTGATGTACAGATTGACTTACAAACTGGAACCATTACTGAGAATGCAAGTAATTCGTAAGATCAGTATTGGAAAAGACTATAAAAATGACGCCATGCACTATTCTGTTGGACAGGAAGTGTATGGCGGTCATACTATAGTGCATATATTAGAAGAGGAAGCAAAGTACTCTATCTATATACAAAAGGGCGACAATGTAATGCCATGGAAAGACTTTAACAAGAACATGGCTATTTCTATTGAATACGACCTTAAATACGATGCGTAGCTTATACAACGTTATTGTTGAACCCAAAGGTGGAAGGACTGTAAGTGAAAAAGCAGTAGGCGACGGAAAATTGCTTTTAAACACAGAACTTCAAAACCATCAATACGTAAACCGAGTAGGCATCGTTAAAGCGCTACCAGCAATCGGTGAAACTGGTTTAGAGGTAGGTGATGAGGTTATAGTTCATCATAATATATTTAGACGTTTTTATGACGTACGTGGGAAAGAAAAAAATGGAAAAGCATATTATAAAGACGATATGTTTTTTGTATTCCCTGAACAGATATACGCTTATAAGCGAAACAATACTTGGAATGCCCTTCCTGGTTATACATTCGTTAAGCCACTTGTGGAAAAAGATATGTTCTCTCTTAATCACGAGAGACCGCTAATAGGCAAAGTAAAGATTGCTAGCGATAATTTTGAAGTAGGTGATTTAGTTGGGTACACACCGGGAATGGAATATGAATTTAATATTGAGGGAGAAAGATTATATCGAATCCCTATAAATAAAATAACAGTCGCGTATGAGTACCAAGGAGACGAAGAAGAGTATAATCCAAGCTGGTCGCAAGGCGGTTGAGGAACTTATAAAAGTCGCTGAGGAGAAAATCATTACCAACACGGAAGATGATGTATCTGCTGACCGCTTAAAAAATGCCGCTGCAACTAAAAAACTGGCAATATTTGACGCGTTTGAAATATTAACGCGTATTGAAGAGGAAGAGCGATTGCTTGATGGCAAACCAGCAAAAGAGGAAGAAAAGAAAACATTCTCCGGGTTCGCTGAAAAACGTTCACGATGACGTACGAGCAAACACTAGTAAAAACCGTTGAACCTATAAAACTTACCACGATACATCGTTTAAACAAAGGTAAGAAGTGGAAGTACGGTTATAATAAAGAGCACGGCGTCGTCGTTATATCGAAGACAGGCCAGATTGGTGAGATCATAGAAATACAGGGCTTGACAATTGCGTTGCCCCCTGCACCTAAAAACCTTGAAAAAGGCGAAAATAAGTGGACGATTTCGGACTATCCTAAGGAGCTTAAAAATATTAAGAGTATATTTGATTGGCAGAACTATCCGGACGAGTTTAAGAGCAACTGGGAAGCTTATATTGATGAAGAATTCAACAGACGCGACAACGGTTATTGGTTTTATAATCAAAACAAGCCTACTTATATTACTGGGACTCACTACATGTACTTGCAGTGGAGCAAGATTGATGTCGGGAATCCAGATTACAGAGAGGCAAACAGACTCTTCTTTATATTTTGGGAAGCCTGCAAGGCTGATACAAGATGCTACGGAATGTGCTATCTTAAAAACAGACGGAGTGGATTTTCATTCATGGCATCTGGAGAGACAGTCAACATGGCTACAATCTCGAGTGATGCTAGATTCGGTATCTTGTCAAAAACAGGTTCCGATGCAAAGAAGATGTTCACTGACAAAGTGGTACCCATTTCGATCAACTACCCGTTTTTCTTCAAGCCTATTCAAGATGGTATGGATAGACCGAAGACTGAACTGGCATATAGGGTTCCTGCTTCGAAACTAACACGAAAGTCAATTCAATCGAAAGACCAGACCATAGACATGGAAGGCCTTGACACAACGATTGACTGGAAAAATACTGGCGATAACTCTTACGATGGTGAAAAGTTAAAGCTATTGGTGCACGACGAGAGTGGTAAATGGGAAAAACCCGATAACATTCTTAACAACTGGCGTGTAACCAAAACCTGTTTGCGATTAGGTAGTAGAATCATCGGTAAATGTATGATGGGTTCCACATCTAATGCGTTAGACAAAGGTGGAGAAAACTTTAAAAAGCTTTATTACGATTCAGACGTAACTAAACGAAATTCCAATGGACAAACAAAATCAGGATTATACTCGTTATTTATCCCGATGGAGTGGAACTACGAAGGATTTATTGATGAGTACGGGCAGCCCGTATTTAATAATCCTGATACAGAAGTTTTGGACCCGTTTGGCGACGTTATTGAACAAGGGGTTATAGATTATTGGGAGAACGAGGTTGATGGTCTTAAAAGCGACCAGGATGCTTTGAACGAATACTATCGACAGTTTCCACGCACGGAAGATCATGCTTTCCGCGATGAAACTAAAAATAGCCTATTTAATCTCGCTAAGATATACGAACAGATTGATTATAACCAAGATCTGCGTAATACTAATGTTATAACCACCGGTAACTTCCAATGGCAGAACGGCATTAAAGACAGCAAAGTTGAATTTATACCATCGCCACAGGGTAGGTTTAAAGTTTCTTGGGTTCCAGGAACAAATCTACAAAACCGGCAAATAACAAAGAATGGTGTTAAATACCCAGGTAATGAACATATCGGCGCTTTCGGTTGCGATAGCTATGACATTTCAGGAACCACCGATGGAAAGGGTTCTAAAGGCGCGTTGCACGGACTTACCAAATTTAGTCTCGAAGATGCACCTCCAAGCACATTCTTTTTAGAATATATAGCTAGACCGCAAACAGCGGAGATCTTTTTTGAAGATGTACTAATGGCTTGCGTATTTTATGGCATGCCTATTCTAGCGGAAAATAACAAACCACGTTTGCTTTATCACTTCAAACGTCGCGGTTACAGAGGCTACTCAATGAATAGACCTGATCGCGTATGGAATAAGCTGTCAGTTACTGAAAAAGAAATTGGCGGTATTCCAAACTCTAGTGAAGATATGAAGCAAGCGCACGCAGCAGCGATCGAGATGTACATCGATAAATATGTTGGGGTTGTAGCAGAGGGCGAGTACGGTAATATGTACTTTAACGATACACTTAATGACTGGTCTAAGTTTAATATTAATAACCGTACAAAGTTTGATGCGGCGATCAGTTCAGGGTTAGCAATTATGGCTTGCAATAAAGATTTGTATAGACCACACGCTAAATTAGAAAGAGCAAAATTAAACCTAAAGATTGCAAGATACAATCAAGATGGTTACACTTCAGAAATAATAAAATGACAATATGGCTGAGTCAGTTATAAATAGTTTTTTCCCGAGCCAGGTAGCTAGCGATGCGGAGAAAATGTCAGTGGAATACGGTCTGCAGGTTGGTAGAGCCATTGAAAAAGAATGGTTTTCTAGCAATGCAGGTAACAGCCGTTTCCGTAGTAACCAAAATACATACCACAATCTAAGGTTATATGCACGCGGCGAGCAAAGCATACAAAAATACAAAGATGAATTGTCAATTAACGGTGATTTATCTTATTTAAACCTAGACTGGAAGCCAGTCCCGATTCTATCTAAGTTTGTTGACATTGTTGTTAACGGTATTGCTGATAGAAGTTTTGACATTAAAGCATATTCACAGGATCCGTATGGCGTTGGTAAACGTACAAAGTATATGGAGTCTATTATTCGTGATATGCAAACCAAAGAGCTTAACGAGTTTGTTCAAGAGCAATTTGGTATTAGCTTGTACGAAAACCAACCTGAGCTTTTGCCTGAAACAAAGGAAGAGCTTGAGTTGCACATGCAGCTTACATATAAGCAAGGCGTTGAGATTGCAGAGGAAGTTGCTCTTAATACTTTGTTAGACGGCAATAAATATGATCTTACTAAACGTAGATTGTATTATGATATTACCACGATTGGTATTGCCGCTGTTAAAAATAACTTTACGGAATCTAATGGCGTAACGGTAGAATATGTAGACCCAGCTAATTTGGTTTACTCTTATACTGAATCACCATACTTTGAAGACATATACTACGTAGGTGAGGTTAAGCATGTGCCTATTAACGAGGTGAAGAAAATGTTCCCTGGTTTAACAGACGATGACCTGAAAAAAATGCAGAAAAGTGGATCTAACAACCGCGGCGCTGCATATGACCAAACACTTTCTAACCGCGACACGTACGACTCTAACTCCGTACAGCTGTTGTTCTTTAACTATAAAACCTACATGAACGAGGTATACAAGGTTAAGGAAACTGCTACAGGCGCTTCTAAGATCATTTTAAGAGACGATCAATTTGATCCACCTGTAGAAGTGCTAGAAGGAATGTACGGTAAAATGTCTCGTTCTTTAGAGGTGTTGTACGAGGGCGTAATGGTAATGGGTTCTCAGCAAATGTTAAAATGGAGCATTGCTAAAAACATGATGCGTCCAAAGAGCGATTATACTAAAGTTAAAATGAACTATAGTATTGTTGCCCCACGCATGTATAAAGGTAAGATTGAGTCTATTGTAAGTCGTTGTACCGGCTTCGCTGATATGATCCAACTCACGCACCTTAAGATACAGCAAGTAATGTCAAGAATGATGCCTGATGGTGTTTATCTTGATGCTGACGGCTTGGCTGAAATCGATTTGGGTAACGGTACAAACTATAATCCACAGGAAGCGCTTAATATGTTCTTCCAAACGGGTTCTGTTATTGGACGCTCATTTACAAGCGAGGGCGATATGAATCCTGGCAAAGTGCCTATTCAGCCTTTGCAAACTGGTGCGGGAGGACAAAAACTGCAACAGCTTATTAGCACGTACAACTATTACTTGCAAATGATTCGTGACGTAACGGGTCTAAACGAAGCACGTGACGGTTCTACACCAGATGCAAGAGCATTAGTTGGCGTACAGAAAATGGCCGCGGCAAATTCAAATACAGCCACACGCCACATCCTTGACGCAGGTTTGTTCTTAACAGCTGAAACAGCGGAATGTTTGTCTTTGCGTATTTCCGACATTATTGAGTACCACCCTTCTAAGTCTGCATTTATTCAGAAGATTGGTGGGCATAACGTTGGTATTTTAGAAGACTTAGAGGACCTGCACTTGCATGACTTCGGTATTGTGCTTGAGTTGTCACCAGATGACGAAGAAAAAGCAATGCTCGAAAACAATATCCAAACAGCATTATCAGCCGGTCTTGTGGACCTTGAAGATGCTATTGATATTCGCGAGGTAAAAAATATTAAGCTAGCCAACCAATTGTTAAAGCTACGCCGTAAGAAAAAGCAAGAGCGCGATCAAATGATGCAGCAGCAAAATATGCAAGCTCAAGCGCAGGCAAATGCACAGGCACAGCAGGTTGCAGCACAAGCAGAAATGCAGAAAGATCAAGCGGCATTCCAAACTAAAGCCCAGCTTGAACAAATTAAAGCACAGCTCGAGCAATCTCGCATGGATAAAGAGGTGCAGGCTAAGATGCAGTTAATGCAGCTAGAGTTTGAATATAACATGCAGCTCAAAGGCATTGAAGTGGATGCAGCTAAGTCTAAGATCAAAGAAACTGAAGATCGTAAAGACGAAAGAACTAAGCTTCAAGCATCACAACAAAGCGAGCTTATTGAGCAAAGACAAAAGCAAACACCTCCAAAACGTTTTGAATCAGGGGGTAACGACATACTTGGCGGTGGTTTCGGTTTAGGAACCTTCGAACCTAAGTAATAATAATTGTATAATTTTATAATATCTTATCATGAGTGAAGAAATCACAGACCAGGTGTCTGAGGAAGTAAAACAGACTCCCGAAGAAAACAGTCCAGTTGGTCTTGCAGATGACGGAACTATTAAAGTAGACCTTAATGCACTTAACCAACCACAAACTGAAGAGCCTGAAGTTGTTGAGCAGCCTGAAGCTGTTGAACAAACAGAAGAACCCGTACAGGAAACACCCGTTGAGGATAGTGAGCCCGTACAACCCAGTGAACCCGTTCTCGAGGAAGTAATTGAAGAACAGGTTGAGCAAGCGACAGAAGAATTAACTAATCAAGTTGAAGAGGCTGTTGCTGAAGCTAAAGAAACAGGTGTAGAGCTTCCTGAAAATATTCAGAAAGTTGTAGACTTTATGAGCGAAACAGGGGGAACATTAGAGGACTATGTTCGCCTTAATACGGATTATAGCCAATTAAACGAAGATCAATTGCTTCGTGAATATTACCAAGCTACTAATCCGCACTTAGACGCAGAAGACATCGACTTCATGCTTGAAGACAAGTTTTCTTTTGAAGAAGAGCTTGACGACGAACGTGAGGTACGACGCAAAAAAGTAGAGCGCAAACAAGCACTTGCTAATGCAAAAAACCACTTAGAAGGTCTTAAGTCTAAGTATTACGAAGAAGTTAAGATGGGGTCGCGATTGACTCCTGATCAACAAAAAGCGGTTGAGTTTTTCAATCGTTATAATAAAGAGAGCGAGGAAAACGCTAAAATAGTTGAAAGAAACACCAACGTCTTTAAAAAAGAGACTGATAAGGTTTTCGGTGACAGTTTTCAAGGTTTTGATTACAAGGTCGGCGATAAAACTTATCGTTTTAAAGTTAAGGATGCTGGACAGGTTCGCGAGACTCAAGGCGATATCAATAACTTTGTTAAGAAGTTCTTAAACGATAAGGGACAGATATCAGACGCCAAGGGTTATCACAAATCTTTGTTTACAGCTATGAACGCTGATCAAGTAGCGCAACACTTTTATGAGCAAGGCAAAGCCGATGCAATGAAAGAAAGTATGGCACGAACGAAGAATGTGGATATGGGTGCGAGAGGTACTCATGAAAATGTCACGACTTCAAACGGCTGGACTATTCGCGCGGTTGATGGCGGTCAATCGTCTTCTAAACTCAAGGTTAAATTTAGAAAATAATCCATTTAAAATCATTTAAAAATGGCTGGATCTTTTGCGGGCACTGGTGCCCAATTGAATCACTTGACTCCACGTCCAATCAAGGGCTTGTTCGGTGATAACTATTTGTCTGTGGCTGACATGGACTTTACTCAGCAATTCTTGCCTGAGGTATACGAAAAAGAAGTAGAGCGTTACGGAAACCGTACTATCGGTGGTTTCTTGCGTATGGTAGGTGCTGAAATGCCTATGGCTTCTGACCAAGTTGTTTGGTCTGAGCAAGGTCGTTTGCACATCGCGTACGATAACGTAGCTACAAATGCTGCTGGTGATACACTTACAATGCCTGCTAACCACTTGTTGGGCGCTGGTATGACAGTTGTTATCTCTAAAGGTAATGTTACTGCTAAGGCTTACGTACACGGTGTTAATGGTGTTTCTGTTGCAATTCGTTGCTACGGTGCCGCTGTTACTCTACCTGCTGACTTGCAGGGCGAAACTGGTGTAAACTTGTTTGTATTCGGTTCTGAGTACGGTAAAGGTTCTGCTAACGCAGGAAACTCTATCGACTCTAGCTTCGATACTTTCAGCAACAAGCCAATTATCCTTCGTGATAAGTACAACGTAAACGGTTCTGACGTTGCTCAGATCGGTTGGGTTGAAGTTACTACTGAAGCTGGTACTGGCGGTTACTTGTGGTACTTGAAGTCTGAGCACGAAGCTCGTCTACGTTTCGAAGACTACTTGGAAATGAGCATGGTTGAAGCTGAAAAAGCTGCTACTGCGTTCACTGCTGCTGACGGTAAAGAGTTGAGCGGTACTCAAGGTTTGTTCTCTGCATTGGAAGAGCGTGGTCTTGTTTACAACGACTCTGACTTCGGTGCTGGTACTGGTCTTGGTGAGTTCGACACTATCTTGGCTGAACTTGACAAGCAAGGTGCTATCGAAGAGAACATGATGTTCTTGGATCGTGCTACTTCTTTGAGCATTGACAACATGCTTGCTGCTCAAAACTCTTACGGAGCTGGCGGTACATCTTACGGTGTATTCGAAAACTCTGAAGACATGGCATTGAACCTAGGCTTCTCTGGTTTCCGTCGTGGTTCTTACGACTTCTACAAGACTGACTGGAAATACTTGAACGACTCAACTACTCGCGGATCTATCGGTGATGTAGAAGGTGTTCTTGTTCCTGCAGGTACTTCTACAGTATACGATCAGACTCTTGGTAAGAACATCTCTCGTCCATTCTTGCACATCCGTTACCGCGCTTCTGAAGCTGACGATCGTCGCATGAAGTCTTGGGTGACTGGTTCTGTTGGTGGTAACTACACCAGCGACGCTGATGAGATGAACGTTCACATGCTATCTGAGCGTACTATCTGTGTTCAAGCTGCTAACAACTTCGTGTTGTTGAAGAAAACTCCTTGATAACAGGGCAGTGATCTAAATAATATCACCCTCGGCTTCGGCTGGGGGTGATTATTTAACTTATTTAATTTTATCATATTATGGCACAAGCTAAAAAAGCACCGGCGAAACCGGCTGCTAAAAAACAAACTGTACAGGTTGCAGTAGAACAAGAACCTGAAGTGATCGCTACAATTCCAGCTGCGGAAGTTAAAGCACAACAATCAGCACCAAAGTGGGAATACAAAGATCGCTTATACGAATTAAAAACAGGGAAACGTCCTTTAGTATTTACAGTACCTTCTCAACACACGCAAAAGTCACCTCTGCTTTATTTTGACCAAGAAGTAGGTTACCAGCGTGAATTGCGTTACGGTACAAACCAACGCTCTTGTTTTGTTGACGAGCAAAATGGATCTGTAACACTAGGTCGTATTGTATTCAGAGATGGTGAGTTACGAGTACCAAAAGAAAATGTTGTATTGCAACAACTATTATCTCTCTACCACCCGTATACCCACAAGGGGCTTATTAAAGAATACAACCCTGAACGAATTGCAACTAATCAAGTAGACTGGATTGAACTAGAACTTGAGGCGCTAAACCTTGCGAAAGACCTTGATGTTGATGAAGCGGAAGCAATCTTGCGCGCAGAACAAGGTTCTGGGGTATCTAGCCTCTCTTCTAAGGAGCTCAAACGCGATCTACTTATATTTGCTCGCCAAAATCCTATTTTGTTCTTAGAACTCGCTAATGACGATAACGTACATTTGCGCAACATCGGGATTAAAGCTGTTGAAGCTGGATTGATTCAGTTGTCACGAGACCAAAGAACATTTACTTATGGTGATGGTAACCGAAAACTAATGACGGTACCGTTTGATGAACATCCTTATTCTGCACTTGCAGCATTCTTCAAGACAGATGAAGGTATGGAAGTTTTGAATGCGGTTGAAAAACGGCTATAAATAAACAACTAAATAGGCCGGTGTAAAAGCTGGCCTATTTTATTATACAACAAACTATTATGAGCGTAAGCGTTGATACAGTCTACCAAAGGGTTTTAGCTATCCTTAACAAAGAACAACGAGGGTATCTTACACCCCAAGAATTTAACTTATTCGCTAATCAAGCTCAAATGGATTTGTTTGAGCAGTACTTTTACGATATTAACCAGTTCGGCCGCATGCACGGTAACGATACTGAGTATTCTGATATGCTTAGCGTTTTGAACGAAAAAATAAACATTTTCGAAAAGAACGCTAACATGGTTTATAACGGTACACACTGGCAATCACCGGCGGATTTATACCGTATCGGAACTTTGCTATACAACAACCGCGAGGTTGAACGTATTAACGCAAACGAATACCTGTATATTTCACAATCGCCGCTAGCAAAGCCAAACGACAGCAGACCTGTATTTGTAGCTAGCACCGACGGTTATAAAGTATATGGCAATAATGAGTTAACTACTGGTGTATCTTGTAATTATATTAAAAGACCCGCTACAGTAGAGTGGGCATACTTTGATATTGCAGGGCAAGCAAGCTACGATGTTACAAACACTGTAGACTTTGAGTTGCACGCATCGGAAGAAACAGAGCTTGTCGTTAAGATCTTAGAATTAGCAGGTTTGTTGATTAAAGACATTAGCATGTACCAGGTTGGTGCGCAAATGGAGGCTCAGAATACACAACAAGAAAAAGCTTAATAGATGGGATTGATAAATCAAACTAACGAACAGTACTACCTTTCAGGCGACGGAGCTTGGAATAGTGACGATGAAAACTACGGTGGATACCAGTTCATAAGCATCAATGATATTATCAATAACTTCATTATTGCTTATGTAGGCGAAGGAAAGATCATTAGCAAAGTAAAACGTACAGACGTGGCATTCCACGCGCAGCGTGCATTGCAAGAGTTTAGCTTTGACACTTTGCCTTCAACAAAGGCTATTGAAATTGAAATGGGTCCTGCGCTGCAGTTTATCCTGCCTCAAGACTACGTTAACTACGTACGCATGACATGGACCGACGGTGATGGTGTAGAACGCATCATCTACCCGACACGTGACACAAGCAACCCTACGGCTTATCTACAGAACGATAAGTACGAATACTTGTACGACGCTAACGGTAATATTCTTAAAGCACACGATTCTGAAACATTGAAGCGATTCAGCGCTGATCAATCAGTAACGTTGGATCACGATACAGCAAACCTCAGCACAGCTGAATTATTCAACCTGTACCGTTACGGACGCCGCTATGGTTTAGAGCCCGAGAAAGCGCAAGCTAACGGTGTGTTCTATATCGATCAACAAAGAGGGGTTGTACGATTTAGCTCAAACCTAGCTGGTCAAATTGTAACACTTAAGTACATCAGTGACGGTTTAGCTACAGACGAGGAGATGCAAGTACATAAGTTTGCTGAAGAGGCGATGTACAAATATATTGCGCACGCTATTCTAGCGACTCGTATTAATATTCCTGAATACATTATTCAACGCTTCAAGAGAGAAGCATTTGCCGCTAAGCGTAACGCAAAGTTGCGCATGTCTAATCTCAAAATCTCTGAGATTGCACAAGTAATGAGAAATCAGTCTAAGTGGATTAAACACTAACATATGCCTAAATTAACGCACAACTTCCTCCAGGGTAAAATGAACAAGGATCTCGACGAGAGAATTGTACCCAATGGACAGTATAGAGATGCGCAGAATATACAGGTGAGCACATCAGAAGGCTCAGATGTAGGTGCTGTAGAAAATATACTTGGTAACTTTAAGCAGATTACCAACAACGGTGTAGCTTGGGCTGATAAGTTTGGGTTAGTTAATCCAATATGTATTGGCGGAACAAGAGACACTCAAAACGAAAAAATATATTGGTTTATCGCAAGTGACAACTATGATGTTATTGCAGAGTTTGATGAATCAACAGGCGACGTAGAGCCAGTAGTAGTAGATCGCTTTAACGTATTAAACTTCAGTGATAAATACCTAATTACGGGTGTAAACGTACTTGAAGGCATGTTATTGTTTACAGACAATAATAGCGAGCCTAAAAAAGTAAATATAGAGCGATTTAAACAAGGCACACCGAACTTTGGCACACACTCTAGTGTATATGGCCGTGCGTTTGTAGAAAGTGACATTACGGTCATTAAAAAGAAACCGGAGATTGCGCCGTCTTTAACGATGCGCTCCACGCGTAAAACCGGGTCAGGTATTGGCTGCGGAATTAACACGCTAGAAACAACGTTCAACTTTACCGTTCCCTCTGGTCCTTACTGGCGTGTAATGGAAGAGGGTGAAAGCGTTACGTTAAACTTCCCTTCTGTGCCAGACTGGGCGATTGGCGATACAATATCATTAAGAGCTAGCCGCCTAAACGACAAAAACTTTACAGACGAATTCCAGGTTAGGATAGAGGTTACAGCAGTGAATAACGGACAAGTAACTGGAGATATACTAACAATTTCTACAAGCATTGTCGATTACAATTATGTATGGACAGTAGTGCTTGAGGAAGATGACCCAATGTTTGAACTTAAGTTTCCTAGGTTTGCTTATAGATGGAAGTATATTGACGGGGAATATTCCGCATACTCGCCATTTTCAGAAGTAGCTTTTATTGGTGATACTTTTGGGTATAAGTCTGCAAGAGCGCACAACATTGGTATGTCAAACAATCTACGATTTTTAGAGGTTGGCGGTTTTGAAACCCCGCCTACTGACGTAGAAAAAGTTGAAATACTATATAAAGAAACAAACTCGCCTAATATATTTAAGGTTGATGATATTGCCGCGGCAACCACGTCTTACGAAATAACATCCGAAATTATTGGATACGGTATTGAAGGTCGTCAGCTATTGCGTCCATGGGATAACGTGCCGGTAAAGGCGCTTGCACAAGAAATTGTAGGCAACAGGGTTGTGTATGGCAACTACCTGCAAAACCTTGATATGGAAGGTATTACCCCTGTTCTTACAGCGGGCAAAGGCGCAGTGGCGCATACTTCGGTTAATGATCCACTTCCGTCAATCAAGTCGATGCGCACATACCAACTAGGTGTTGTTTATGGCGATGCTTATGGTCGCGAAACGCCTGTGTTTACAAGCGAAGATAGTAGTATAATCTTATCAAAAAGATCAGCAGATAAAGCGGCAACTCTAAAGGCAACTATATCAAGTAATGCGCCTGCATTTGCTGAGTACTTTAAGATATTTGTTAAAGACATTTCTAACGAGTATTATAACGTGGCGTTAGACCGCTTTTACGAAGCGGAAGACGGCAATGTATGGATGTCTTTTCCGAGTGCTGAAATAAACAAAGTAAGGGAAGATGGTTATCTGATTCTTAAGAAAGAACACGATAACGATACGCCTGTGTTAGAAGACGCTAAGTTTAAAATACTAGATATTAGCAAATCTGCACCAGACGATGTAGTTAACAAGCGTGTAAAAGTTGCGGCGCATAAATGCTCTGGATTTGGTTCGATATCACTTGGTCAAAAGGTATTTAACTTTATAGGCCCTTATACGGCTATGGACCCAATGCCAACTGGCGAGGTGTCTAATATAGCGTTTCAGCAGGCGTGGAACGAAAAACTTTATGTTAGGTTTTCGGCTACAGATGCTACAGATTATTACGAGGTTAAAGAAGGTGGCTTTACCGGCGAAGATAGAGAAAGCTACTCGTTAACGTTAATAACCGGACTTAAATCTGATGATGCTCAATGGATGACAACGCATACTGGAGACATTACTGTTTCTTTATATAGATACAAAAGCTTTCCAAAGCCGGAATATCAAGGTAAATTCTTTGTTAAAATTAACAGGGAGCCAGCGTTTGATACATACATAATTAACTCGCTTGTTCAAAACAGCACTAGTTATGTACAATACAGTCAGTCAAGCATATTTGATTTAAGTATTCCAGATGATCCTAATGACGGATTCCCGGTAATTGGCATTGGGCAAGTTGGGTATGCTGATTATAATCAAACGCCAGATGTACCTGATTTTAACAGTAATCAGTTTACTTTAGTTTTTGCAGGAAGCCAGGCGATTTCGGACCCTGAAAATACAGGCAACCCGTTTTTTGATAACGTTAAAGCAAATACATTTATAAGATTTAATAGTGACACTACTAATCATTATTACAAAATAGATTCATTAGCGCACAACCTTTATAGTCGCGGTACCGACGTTACAGGAACTGATGGTGTTCAAAAAACCGTAACACTAACAGAGCCTTTCCAAAGTGACACGTCTCTATGGACTGATTTTGATTATAAGCTATATTATAAAAAGACAGATTGGGCGGATATACTTGACGACGGTGTTATCTTATCGTCACAAAAACCCGCTATATTTGAGACAGAACCAGCTGAGTCTGTAGATATTGATATATACTACGAGGCTACTGATGGCATTCCTATTGCGCAGCATGGCAATACGATTACGCTAGATTACTTCAACTGCTATAGCTTCGGCAACGGCGTTGAATCAAACCGTATTCGTGACGACTTTAATGCACCTACAATTGACAAGGGTACAAAAGCATCGTCAACACTAGAAGAGCCGTACAGCCAAGAACGCAAAGGAGCTTCGCTTATATATTCAGGTATATTCAATTCTACCTCAGGGGTAAACGAGCTCAACCAGTTTGTTATGGCTGAAAAGATCACGAAGGACCTCAACCCAATATACGGCACGATACAAAAGTTATCGTCAAGAGGCGGTGGTGTTCGCGGCGATTTATTAGCATTATGCGAAGATAAATGTTTTAAAATACTTGCGGATAAAGACGCATTATACAACGCAGATGGAAACACCAACATCACTTCTACTAACAATGTTCTTGGTCAAGCGATCCCGTTCGCGGGCGATTACGGTATATCCAAAAACCCCGAATCGTTTGCATCGCACGGTTTCAGATCTTACTTTACAGACAAAGCAAGAGGAGCAATACTAAGGCTTTCTATGGACGGGCTAACCGAGATTACCGCTAAAGGTATGTCTCGTTACCTACAGAAGGAAATGCAAAACGAAACCAAAATGGTTGGCGGGTATGACGAAGACACATCGACTTACAATGTAGCCATTGGTAATAGCAGCTACTCATTCAGTGAGGGCGTAGACGGCTGGGTAACTAGGTTATCGTATGTACCTGAGTTTGCTGTTTCTTTGAATAACAAGTACTTTACAGTTAAGGAAGGCGAGCTGTGGGAACACAATAGCCCACTACGTTCAAACTTCTACGGTACACAATACGAGTCATCCGTTACACCAATATTTAACGATGCGCCAAACAGTATTAAGAACTTTAAAACATTGTCTTACGAAGGTGATGCTGGCTGGGTTGCAGATGTTATTACAGACCAGCAAGATGGCGAGGTTAAAACGTGGAAAAAGAAAGAAGGCTTTTACTTTAACTATATCAACGGTCTGCAAACTACGTGGGATAACGCTAGTCAAAGCGGGTCTTTAGATACATCAGAATTTTCAGTACAGGGACTGGGTGTACTATCGTTGAATGCAGTGGCATTAGGTAATGATATTGACATTCAAATCCCCGGTAAAATTAATGTATCGCTACAAGTCGGTGATGATGTATACTACAAAGACATTTCGGCAAATGAAATTGTGAAGATAGGTAATTGTTCTAATATAGGAACAAATGTGATTACTGTGTCTAATCAAACGAACGTTACGCCGCCAGTAGCTGGTGACTTTATATTCTTTGCTAAGGATAGCGAAAAGAACACGTCAGGTATCATTGGATACTATGGTGAAGTAAAACTTTCAACAACAAGTTCAGACAAAAAAGAACTGTTCGCTGTCAACTCTGAAATGTTTATCAGCAGCGAATAATACGTGATAATAACTTATAAACTAATTTAATATGGTAGGTCAAGTCATTCAAGGTCTAGGTAGCATTTACAGTGGTATCAAGGGACATAAAGATCGCAAGGCGGAGCAAGCTGCAGCACAAGCTGAGTACGATGCTAACCGCGCTCGCTTTATGAACCAAGACCTGTCTAACCCATATGCTAACATGGAGAATCCATACGAGGATTTTACTGTTAACACGCAAGCGGCAGACATGATGGCGCAGCAACAAGCTGTAGGTATGGCGAGCACTATGAACGCCATGAAAGGTGCCGCTGGTGGTTCTGGAATCGCAGCAATGGCTCAAGCATTGGCTGGTCAACAAGCACAAAACGCTCAGGCGGCAAGTGCTGATATTGCGAAGCAAGAAGCATCAAATCAAGCGGCGGCCGCACAAATGGAAGGAAAGCTGCAAACAATGGAGCGCAAAGGCGATTTATTGTCGCGTCAGATGAAACAAGAGCAGTACGGCACAGAACTAGGAATGTCGCAAGCAAGACTAGGTGCGGCTAATCTCGCTCGTCAGCAGGCTACCCAAGCTATATTTAATGGGGTTGGAAATCTAGCTGAAGCATACGTGTCAACCACGCCTGGGCTTATGGACCCTAGCAACGTAGGGCGCGGAGGTTTAGGTGCAAAAGGATAACAATATGGCGAACGAAGCATTAATAAAAGGTGAAACTTTAGTAGGGCAAACAAGCGGTTTTTACGATTATGGCAGTGCCTATACTCCTCTGAAATCCAACACCGCGGCAGTTATGCAAGAAGCCTACGCTAAAGAAGAGGCTAAAAAGCAAGAAATACAATCTAAGACAAACGCGCGCATTGCAAACATGAAAGACCTCGGTGATCTTACGGGGCTGAGTAATGACGAGCAAGGTGCATTGTTGGGTTATTTACGACAGCAGCGCGCTGTATATTCAGAAGCAGCTAGTGCTGCAGCAAGAATCAACGACTACTCTGATCCACAGTACCAAGTGTATGTTGACCAGATGAACGCTGTTAACAACTCAATTCAAAACCTAGCAGGCCAAGTTAAAGCATACAAAGAAGCGCGTACTAATTACGCAGACATGCATGAAGCCGGACAATTCTCAGGCGGCAATTCCGCCGATGACTTGTTAACGGCTAGTACTATTTATGGTTTTGGCGATGCCTCTACCGGCATGACGGTTACCGATGGTGGTAACTTAGGATTTGACCTTGGCAACGGAAACATTGTAGATTACAGCAAATATGATGGGCCTTTGTTAAAGGACTTTGCAACGGCAGATGCGATTATGAAGAGAGCAAACTCCCTGTACACGACAGGCGCAAAGCTAACAGATATAAACGCAAGTATGGTACGTAACGAGCTTAAAGCTACATTACAGAACCCCAAAACACTGCAGTCGCTGTTATCTACTGACTTTGATTTAGACGGCCTTAAAATCGACGTGGTATACGACCCTAATGACATTGACGGTACTCGCGAAGCTACGATCAATGCGATTATGAACGCATATACAACTGTAGCTGAAAAGGGGTACCGCGAAAAAGTAGCAGCGTCTAAGCCAAGAGGCGGAAACAGTGGCGGTGGCAGTAGCGGAACCACTGAAAGCGAATACACATTAAGAATTGACGATGCTATTGTAACTGCGGATAATAATCTAAAGAAGGACGGAAGCGGCAATGAATACGGTATAGGGACACCTTTTAATCTAAAGGGCGTTAAATACACCCCATATGTATTTGTGCAACCTGCTGTGGACGCTGATGGCAATACTATAGAAGGTCGGTTCACTAAAAAATATGTATTTAAATACACAGTGGGCGGCCGAGAGCAAGCCCTTACGTACAAAGAGTTAATGAACAAAATTTAAATAAAATAAAATTGCATGAGCCAGTTTACTAATGAGCCAAAGGACGATGATCTAACAATCTTCCAATCAGTAGGCATTGACATTAAAGGACTTGAGGGAAAGCAAACGGACCTGTCACAACAAACCCCAATGATAGGTCCACCTCCACCGCCCGCTGGGGATTCCAGTTCGGGCAATACTTCTTTGGGGTTACCAGAACGAGATGATGAAGCTATATTAGCTGATATAGCTAGCATGGTTCAGGGGCCTATTGCGCCTGAGAATCCACTTATTGCTAGAGCGAAAGCTAATAGAAAATCTGCTGCAGATGCAAAGGCTGCGGATCTTCAAAATACAATAAACGATCCTTTCGCGGGTGAGGATTTAATGCAAGTAGGCATAGAAGTAGACTCTAAAACGGGAGAAGCCACGAGGGTTGCACCGGGTGCTTTAAACGACGAATGGGCGTGGCTTAGTGACATTGATGCAGGCGGATGGCAAGAAGAAACGGTTGTTGATATTCTCAACAAAAACTTAGCAAAATTTGGCTTAGTTGCAAGAGAAGGCAGAACGGGCATTCAGAATAAAGATGGAATGACGTTTAACGCTATAGAAATTCAATATTTAGACCCGAATAGAGACATCACAGACGATGAAGGTTTTGTTTGGAATAGCGATAGGTATATTGCCTTAACAACAATAAATACATACAACGACGATTTAGAAACCGGAGCCGGTGCTCAAATTGTTGCGGCGGTTGAAAAGTATGGCGATCCTAATTATTTGCAAAAGCAAAAAAACAGGCTAGGTCCTCTTTATAACCAGATGATGGAGCTTGCTCAGGTTAATATACCAGAGGCTGATTTTGAAGCAGCGAGGAAGGTGGCCGAAGAAGCAATATTAAAAGATATTGAAGTATATCGTAAAGGCGGTTATTTAAAAAGAATTAAAAGAGCTGTTAAAAGCCCAATTTACGGTACAGACGAGTATCTTGAGCTTATAACTAAACTCGCGGAAGAAGATTGGACAGCAACAAATACTATTAATGACTTTTTAAACAGCGAAGAAGGCGCTGAAATAATTAATGAAATTGCTAATGAGGAGCGAAATGCGCAAATAGAAATTGGCATTGACAGGGCTATAGATAACTTAGCCGAAAATGCATCAAGCGTTTATGGCGATGAGGAATACACAAGGCTTTTATTAGCAGCATTGGCTGATAACGAATATAAAAGAATTACATCATCTAGAGTTGAAGAGGCTGTAATAAAAGAACAAGAAAATCTATTTGCTGCAAGAGACAATGCGGATGCTAAAATTGAAAAGTTTTTAGAAACCCAAGACCCGTACGACAGACTTGACGCTATTTTAGCAATACAAGACGTCGAGGCACAGCGTGGTAGTGTTATGCCTGTGGTGCAGAAATACTCAGACTCTAGATTGCCTTTAGAAATTATAAATAACGAAGTTTCCGGCTGGGTGCAAGATTATACTCGCTGGGACAGGTTTACAAACGGGTTTCAACAGCTTGGTTTTGGCGCATTATACGCCATAGGTGAAATTGATGTTGCACTTGGTGCTGTAGACCAAGAAGCATTAGATCAAGGGTTTGCAAGTTGGACTCAACCTATAAAAGATGCTCAAGGACGCAGAAGTAAAATTAAAGAAGTAAAGGTTGGCGAGATGTTTGACTCGTGGGATAACTTTTCTAATTTTGCGCTTAACTCTATTGTCGACGCCGCTCCATCTATTACAGCTATAGCGGTTTTGAAAAAACCAGGGCTCGCGGGGATAAGTATCGCAGCTGGTGGACAAAAGGGGGTTGACATCGCGTCTCAGCGTATACAAGCCACACAAAAAATTATCGAGCTAAATGAATACCTACAAAGCGAGGAACTTTCAAGCTCAGAAAAAAGTAGGATACAAGAAGAAATAAAAGAATTCGAGCGCATTGCAAATATTTCAGAAAGCGAAAAGTTATTGTCAATGGCCGGAGCTACGGCTGCCGAATATTTGTTTGAAAGATTTGGTACATTCGAATTATTAAAATGGACTAGAAATGTAGGTAAGCTAGTGCCGCCTAAAACGTTTAAAGGAGCGGCTGGAACAATACTTTATCAAGGCGGTAAGGGTTTTCTTCAAGAGGGCGGTACAGAAGGTTTAACAGAGCTTACAAATAATGGATTTGATATTTATAACCTAGGCGAAGATAAAAATCTTTTTGAAAACGTAGACCACGCTTTTGTGTCTGGCGGTATTGTAGGCGGTGGTATGACCGTAACCGCTGCCCCAAGACTTATTGCAAACGGTATTACAGCAGAGCTTGCTACAAAAGAACAACAAGAAAGACTTCAAGAAATACAACAAGAGCTTGAAGAACTTACAAATACGCAAGGCCTAGATCTTGATTTCCCTAATATACGCGTGCCTGAATCTCTAACCCCTCAGTTGGGAGGTAAGGCTTTGCAGGCTAGAGTACAAGAGCTTACTGGTGAAATTAGCGCTATCCAAAATGAAATATTAAATGGATATACGTCAGGTAGGTTCACACCTGAACAACTATACAATATAGGCGAGCTTAACCGCAATATCAGGGCTATTGAAAAAGATTTTACCGCATCGATGCTTGCTTCCGGTGGTATGAGCGCTAGCCAAAAGGAAGCTATAAAAAGAAGCTTTGAGGAAAAAATAAATAATGCAGTTAATGAGCGTAACGCTTACTTATCTGAATTAGAAATAAGTGGAGCTGAAAATTCTTTTGACTTTGAAGCAACAACAGGCTATCAAATATATTCTTCAGATGTGGCTAATGGTTCGCTTAGAGGTATACTTGAAGAATTTACAAAGCTATCACCAGAGGCGCGTCAAGCATTATTAAACGAAGTTGCAGCTGAAAATGCTGGTCAAGCACTTAGTGAAGAGCAGTTAGAAGATTTAGCAAGAGAAAAATTTATAGACAGTAAATACGCTGAAAGAATTGCGCGAGGTAAGGAGAACGCCTTAAAATACGCACAAAAATACAGCAAGGAAGCTAACAAAGAAATAAACATAATCAGCGTTAACGACAAAGCGGCAGCTCTATTTGAATTAAATAAGCTGCGGGAAGAAGGTTTTATTTCGCAGGCTGAGTTTGACATTGCTTCTCGAAAAGTAAACGAAGGTTCTTTCGAAGGCGTTAACTACGCAAAAAGAGGGCCAAACAATGCTGACTTTATATTAGTGAACGAAGAGGCAGCAATTAAAAACAAGCGCACGGGCGTTTATGCTCACGAGGTATTGCACTCTATTGTTGCAAATGAATTAGGGCAAAAAGATGCGCAGATTGCAGGTGAAAACCTTTTAAACTGGCTTGAACAAAATGACAAAGATTTATTTGTTTTAGTTAAAGAGCGCATTGATCGTAGCTATACCGAACGTAACAATGCCGGTAAGCGTGTAAAAGACGCTAATGGTGAATTTGTTAAAAATGAGGCATACTACGAAGAAGCAATGAATGCGTTGTCTGACGCACTTGCTGACGGTGCTAAACCAAGCGCGGGCTTAATCACGCAGGCTAGAGTATTTATAAATTCGATGCTTGGTAAAAAGGGGCTTTCCTTAAAGAATAATGCGGACACGTATTTGTTTATACGCGACTACAATAACAAAGCGCATTTTGGCAAAAAAAGAAATATATCTCCAAGCTTTATACGCTCTATAACACCAGGGCAAGATGAAGATCAAGCTCAAGCTAGAGAAAGTGTTTCAGCTGATAGAGCTCGTCAGGCGCTAAACGAAATACAGGAAGAAGGATTTACTGGCGCAGAACCTCAGCTCTACGACATACTTAACGGCATGGTTGGGGCTCAACTGTCTAAATACAAAAACAAAGGCTTACAGATTAATGACATGGAAGAGGCGGTTGCCGACGTTGTTGCTAGAATGTATACCGAAGGTGATGTATTTAAATTTGATGGTAGAGGTCAGCTGTATGGTTTCTTGAACGGCCGCATTGCGTTTAGAATCAAAGATGCATTTAAATCAAACCCTGTTTGGGTTGAAGATTTTACAGAATCAGTAGCTGAAGAGTTGTCCGCTAAAGAGGTTAGAGAAATAGCCGTAGAGGCTGTAGAAACGACCGCTGCGGCCACGGAAGCTCCAACTTATAAAAACCTACTAGATAGAAACGTATTGCCTTCAGAAGCTGTTAAAACGCTTACTGATAAGGTTAAAAGAACCGTGCGTACCATGAAGGTACCTATGGATAAAGCGGTTTCAAAAAATGTTACTGTTAAGCCTTATATTGCTGAAATTAAAAAAGCAATGGGTAAACAAGCTGACATTGATCTTAAAAAAGCAATGGGCGGTTTAAAAGACGGGCAGCTTAGAAAATATTTATTAAATAATAAGCGCGCTATTTTAGAAAACATGACCACAACCTATTTAATGACAGCTATGCCTAATGCTGTGCAGAAAAAGGTTGACGGTGTGTGGACGTCTAATTGGCAAGGTAAAAAGATAGACAGAGAAACTGTATCAACCGACAATGCTGGACGTACATCTGGTGCAGAACTGGTGCGCAGGTTACCTAACGCGTCTACAAGATTATCTGATGCAGATTACTTGTCTAATTTCTTTAACGAAGACGGTTCTTTAATACGCGGTAGAAAAGAATCTTTGGCTAAAGCAATGGCCGAAGAAATTTCTTTTGATATTATAAACAAAGAACTGAAAAACCCAAATAGTGAAATAAGAGAGGCATTTGAGCAGCGTCAAGGTGAACTTAACGTTGTGTTAACAGAAGCTTACTCTCAAGAAGTAGCTAGAGACATTGAACGTGGCAACGCTAAATATTCTGTTAGCGAAGAAACTATGCGCTCCGCAGAATTCCAAGCTGAGCTAGCCAAGCTGGTTAGAGCCGCGTCAAAAGCAAGGGGTGGTGTCAACAGCGTTATAGACGAGGACGGAACTGTAAACGAAGAATACGCTAAAAAGCTAAAGCTTACAGATGAATGGGCTAAAGATATAGTAGAGCTCGTAAGAGAGGCTGAAGATGCTGGGTTATTGATGAATGCTGACGGTATTACCTTCATGAAAGGTATAAAAGAATCTAATATTATACCGGATGGCGTTAAAATTAAAAAGGGTCTTACTAATAAAAATGCAACTAAAGCAGAGCTTGATAAGTATCGCGATAACATGCGACGCGTAGGCGCAGCGCTAGGTAAAGATGTGATGTCTGTATGGGGCATCGAAGGCTTAGGTTTTCATTATCGTATTCTTGATCCTGCTAAAAGCAAAAAAGGCAAACCAGAAGAAGCAGGTGCTTATTACAAAGACGCGCAAGCAATACAGAACAACACTGCTCCTTCAGAAGGTATTCCTGATGGCTTAGACTTAAGCCAGGTGCAATTAATGAATAAATCTTTCTCTTTATTCAAAGAGGTTGCAAGAATACTAAACCCGCTAAAAAGAGGTGCGGCCAAGCTTGATTCTAAGCAAGCTAAATTAGATGCATACAATAATAGCGAGTTGCCAGGCAAAATAGAAAAAGCAAGCCACCACAATAAATTGTTAGCAAAACATATTGCTAAAACATTGATTTCGATGGTGCGCGACGGCAGCCTAGACGGAGACGCTTACCTTCAAATGCTTCAAGCACAAACCCAACTAAGTGGCGGGTTTAGAGCATTAACGGGTTTGCAGTTTTTAACGTTTAAAGATGGTAGCCTGGGCAACATTAAGGGTGAGCACCTTGTAGATAACTCTACAACAATGCTTAAGCTTGCTGAAATGCCTTTTGATAACCTAACCGACGCTGAGATTGACGCTAAGCTTGACGAGGTTTTTGAAGAGCACGACCAGTGGATTGAAAACAAATCAACCTTAAACTTTGTTGATGCATTTGGTAGAAACAATCAGTCAGGCATCGGAAGATTGTTAACCTTGCCTAAAGCACAGCTTAATGACGTATACCACGTAAGCGGAGTGCCGGCTTCTGAGTTTTTAAAAAGTCATGCAAAAGTTAAAGAGCTCAAAGAAAACTTTAATAAAAGCATTGATAAAGCAAAAGCCGTAGAGGCTAAAGATGATCTAGTACCTTCTGCAAGAATGTCACAATCAAACCCTAAGGCTGTATTTATGGTCGGAGGGCCGGGGGCTGGAAAAACAAATGTAGGTAAAGGTCTTAAATTAGGTCGTCGCGGGTTTAAAGTTATTAATCAAGATTTGGCTTTAGAGCCAATGAAAGAAGAGGCTGGATTGCCGGCAAACGAGCAGCAATATACTAAAGAACAGCGTTCAATGCGCGCTAAGCTGGGTGCAAAAGCTAGAAAAGCTGCTGAAGAAAAAATGTCAAAGTACATGAACAACCGTGAAAGCATGGTTGTTGACGGCACCGGTGCGTCTTATAACGCTACCATGAAGAAGATTAACGCTCTTCGTGAAGCAGGCTATGAAGTATCTATTGTATTTGCGAACACATCGAAAGACGAGGCTATTGCAAGAAATAAGGCTAGAGCTGAAAGAGCGTTGCCTGACTTTGTTGTAGAGCGTACTTGGGATGCAGTGCAAGAAAGCGCTGAGCTATATAAACAAGAGTTTGGTGAAAACTTCTACGAGCTTAATACAAACAAACTGCAATTAGGTGAAGAGCTGCCGCAAAGCTTTTTGAATAAGCTTTACAACGATCTTGAAGTATCCAACGCCAGAATGAGCCAAACATTAAGCGAAGAGTTTAATAACATTATTGAGGGCTCTACAGGTGTTAAATCCTACAAGGTGTTTTCAAAGGTGCAGGCTGAAATCAGAGGTGCTAAAAAAGGCAGGTTTAAATTCTTTGTGCCTCCGGGAGCTGATGATTTTAGAGGTTTAGTACATTACGCTTTCGCAGGCAAAGGCAAACAGGGTAATGCAGACATGGCTTGGCTAGAAGAGAAGCTGATGAACCCTTACTTTAAAGGTATTGAAGCCATTAATAGAGTGCGCCAGCAAATAAAAAGAGATTATAAAGCTACCATAAAACTGTTTAAGCCCCAGTATCAAATGCTTGGTAAAAAAATAGGCGACTCGGGTTTTACTTATGATCAAGCCGTAAGGGTTTACTTATGGGATAGACAAGGTACGCCTGTGCCAGGCATTTCTAAAAGAGATAAAAAAATATTATTAGATGCGATTAAGCAAAATCCGGAATTGGCTGCGTTCGCCGATGCTCTACTTGTAGTAGCTCGAAGAGACGCATGGATGGAACCAGGTGAATATTGGCAAGCTCAAACTGTGTTGTCTGACCTAAACGGTATGACGGAAAAAATCGGCCGTAAAAAGTTTTTGGCCGAGTTTATTGAAAACGCGGAAGCTATATTCACCGAAGATAATCTCAATAAAATAGAGGCTATCAAAGGTAGGGCACATCGCGAAGCTATTGAAGACGCTTTGTATTCTATGAAGAACGGCACTAACCGCGTTAGCGGAACTAATGCAACTGTTAACAAGTTTATCAATTGGATTAACGGGTCTACCGGTGCTATCATGTTCTTTAACCGCAGATCAGCGTTGCTACAGATGCTTTCTACAACAAACTTTATTAACTGGTCAGATAACAACCCTTTAAAAGCAGGCGCGGCGTTTGCTAACCAAAAGCAATATTGGTCTGACTGGGCGATGATATTTAATTCTGATAAACTAAAGGAACGTCGTTCTGGTTTGAAAACGGACGTTAGTGAGTCTGAGCTTGCACAAGCGGCGAATAGAAGCAAGGGAGATCCTCGTGCGGTATTGGCCTGGTTGCTAAAGCAAGGTTTCTTGCCGACGCAAATTGCTGATAGCTTTGCAATTGCTACAGGTGGTGCTACGTTCTATCGCAATAGAGTAAATAGTTATTTAAAACAAGGGCTAAGCAAGAAGCAAGCCGAGGAAAAGGCATGGCTAGATTTCACTAAGCTTTCAGATGAGGCTCAACAGTCTTCTGACCCAGCTCTTGTGTCGCAGCAACAGAGAAGTGTTTTAGGTCGTCTTGTATTTGCATTTGCCAACACGCCAATGCAGTACACTCGCTTAATGAAAAAAGCGGCACTTGATCTAAAGAATGGTCGTGGAGATTGGAAAACAAATGTAAGTAAAATTGCATATTATGGGTTTGTGCAGAACTTCATATTCTCTGCATTGCAAGGGGCGTTGTTTGCATTAATTCCAGGATTTGATGATGACGATGAAGAAAAAGATGCGGATAAGGAAGAGGCTAAAATTGTGAGGGTATTGGACAGCATGCTAGATACAATATTACGCGGTAGCGGTTTGTACGGAGCTGCAATATCTACAATAAAAAATGTTGTTGACGAGTTTATAAAGCAAGACGAAAAAGGATTCTTAGCAGATCATGCTTACACGGTGATTGCCGCTACAAGTATCTCTCCTCCTATTAACTCTAAGCTAAGAAAGATATACTCTGCAATTCAAACATACAAGTTTGAAAAAGACGAGCTTGAGGCACGCCCATTTGGTGTTGTTACCGATGGTCGTCCAAGCTTTGGACCGGGCTGGTCGATCACGGGTAGCATTGTGTCTGGTACATTGAATGTTCCGCTTGATCGTGTTATAGATGAGTTGAACTCTGTAGGTGAGGCTATGGATGCTCGAAATTCGGCATGGCAGCGTATAGCATTAGCGTTAGGTTGGAAAACTTGGGATGTTGGCGCTAGAGATGAAGAAGGCGAAGCTATCAAAGAAGCGGGCAAGAAGAAACGTAAAGAAGAAGGTATTCTCAAGGCTAAAGAAACTAGACGCAAAAACAAAGCTAAGAAAAGCGAAGACTTTGCTAATGACATTATCCGCGGGGATGAAGGCACGGCTCCACCACCCCCGGATGCTGTATTAGATGCACTTAATAGAAAATAATTTTATAATAAAAAAAAATTAAGTAATAATGAAAAATAAGGGATTAGCGAAGATGAAGGAACTGTTTTGGTATAGCGATAGCGAACCAAACGAAGTACTAATCGCATTGTGTCACTTAATCGCATTGCCCGCTGCTTTATGCGTGGACTTTGCTAACCCGTCTTTCCCCTTGATTGCTGGTGCAATCTTTACAGGGGCATTCCAATTATATGCTGTTTTATGGGACGGTACATTGAAGATGCGATTGA